AACCAAGCCATAGATACGCTCGTAATCCTGCTCCCATTCGGCATCCACCAGTTCTTTTTCCAGTGTCTTTAGTTCAAGCTGGATTGATCGCGGTTGTTCAGTCATCTTTACCTCCCTCCCGAATAGCGGCACGTGCACGGCGAATGTCTCGCCTCAACACAAATACATCTTCTGACTGCATGTCGTTTGCTTCATCATCCCAATCAGGGTCAGAGCGAATGTCTTCAGAATGCTCAAACCCCAAATCATACGGATATAAGAACAATCCAGCAAACGGCTTCAACGCCTCCCGCAGCCGCGCGTTTTCTTTGCGCAGGCGGTCTATCTCTACGCGGAGTCTGGTTGCGTCTGATCTGTCAAGCGTAACGCGCACAGGCTCGTTGCCACCATCCCCGGCGTCGTTAGGCAGTAGGTCGCGAACATCGCACGCCAGCGCCTTCGCCAGCTTCCGGGCGGTCAATGCAGTAGGGAGCGTCTTACCGGCGCAATAGTTGGAGATGCGGTCTTTGCCCACGACAGCGCCATATCCACGGCTATCAACTCTGGTTTCACCCCAGACAGCCCTTGCGAGGTCCGACATGCTCATCTCTTTGTCAAGCAGCATCTCCGAAAGTCGCCGCCCAAAATCTCGTCTTTCCTTATCCCCGGGCATATCTGTCCTCCCCTCCCTCCCGAATAGCCTCAGCGATAACATCTTTTGGATATTTATCTGCTGCCAGTAGCAGCGACCCACACCACAGGTCGTCCTCGGTTATCAGGTGCTTGTGCGGATGCTCAATTGTTTCCCATGCGGTGCGTAGCCGAACCGCCAGACGATCAAAGAAGTCGTCGGATACGATGGGCGCGTCTTTGATGTAGTAGGCGTATGCCGCCATGAGATACCAGCGCACGCCGTCGTTTATGTCCCGGTCAATTTCTCGCGTGGCTTTGAAGTCCTTCATTCTTTCCCTCCCTCTCGAATAGCGGCGCGGGCGCGGTGTAAATCGCGTTCTTTGACATATATCGAAACAAAACATTCCTCTTCCGTGATTGCCGTGACAACAGAAACCTTAAAGTTTCCAGCATCTACTAAAGGCGCCAGCGCCTCCCGCAGCCGCGCGTTCTCTTTGCGCAGGGCGTCACGTTCCAACTCAGCCGCTGTCCGCTCGAAATCCAGCTTCGACATGCGCCCAAGTGCGGCGGCGAGTTCGGCGCGGAGACGTGCAACTTCGTCTTCCAGAACTTCAATCAGCCTAATGTGGCCATCAACCGCAGCGCGCTCTTTCTCTATTTCGTCTGCGGCCTGTCGCATCCTGTCCTTGACTTGCGCCCACTCCAACCCCCCCATATCGGCAGGGTTGTCAGGCATAGGCATCCGCAGGACGCCGAGTAGCATCACGTCACTCATCCCCGTCTCCTTTCAGCGCGTCTTCAAATCGTGCGCGTCTATGTTCCGGCAACTGCATCACCGCAGAGCGCAGCAACGCGCGCAGGGCGTCACGCTCCAATTCAGCCGCTGTCCGCTCAAAGTCCAGCCGCGACATACGTTCGGTGACGGCGGCCAGTTCTTCCCGCAGGCGGGTGATCTCGTCGCGGGCCCAGTCCTCTGCTTTCGTTCTTTCCAGTCCTTCCTGCATAATAATACGCTCTAATAGCGGTGCTTCTTTTTCAGCGTATCTAGCCATCCTTTCCTCCCTCCCGAATAGCGGTGGCTGCGGCGCGTAATGCTTCCCTCATTTCAGGCCCATTGAATACAAAAGAGCGATTGTCAGCAAACGGCTTCAACGCCTCTCGCAGCCGCGCGTTTTCTTCGCGCAGGCGGGTGATCTCTCGCGCCGCCTCTATTCCGTCCGGGCCGTGAAGCCGTTCAATGATGTCACTCATGTCCGTATCCAATCCCGTTTTGGCGCAATGCGCGCTGTCTTTATTTTGATGTAACCCTTGGCTTGCAACTCCAAAAACCAGTGAACAAACATTCCGGGGCATCTCGGGGACAACTCGACGAAAGCGGACTGCATACAGGCAAGTCCGTTCGTCAGCATCACCGGGTTTTCTATTACGAACTCTTTTTCAAACGGCGGGGCTTCAAATGTCATCCTTTCCTCCCTCCCGAATAGCGGCGGCGACAAGTCGCGCAACGGCGTCTGTCAGGTGTTCTTTCGCAATCGCCGCTGCATTTGCCGCGCACCATTCCCGTATCACCGGCTCAGCGACTGCGAGTGCGGCGCGGGCTTCTGATAACTCATCGTCTGTAATGTTGGTTTCGTCGAAACAACCTATGCGCCCTGTCCGGGCGAACTTTTGCTTGCGAATTGCCACAGCCATTTGCCTGACTATTTCTTCATGTTCAGTCATCCCGCTCCCCCATCTTTCGTGAATGTCAGGACCGCTGCCCAGATGAGCGCGGTCAGGATAGCGATTATCCAGTAGACCCAGCGGAGCATCATCCACCTATCATTTTCTGTGGCCGTTCGCCTTCCTTGCACCATTGCAAGGCTGCGGCTTCGTCCGGGTAGACCCGTGCGTCCCATATGTTCACAGTGTAGAACATACCAGTCCCTTCCGCCGCGACATATGCGCGGCGGTATTCGTTCCAGATAACCCATTGCACGGGCACTGTTGTGCTAGTCATCAAACGCGCTCCCATTCTGCAACATGTAGATCATACCATAGAGCGTATCCTTGAACGCACCGGAAAAGCCACTGTCAGGGTCCAATATACGCACTTTCAACAGGTCTACGGTTTCCTCATCCGCGAACTCTATCTTGGCGCACAGCGTCGCCAGCATCTCAAACGCGATCGCAGCGTGTTCACGTTCTGTGTAGCTCATCGTTTTCGCTCCTCATTCCCCAGCGTATTTGTTCAACATTTTGAGATACTTACGATCACCAACGGGCTGGTATGCACCCTTGTGGCTTGGGACTATCGTGCGTCTACTCGCGTCACGACGCGATTGCGCCTCCCCACAGGGGAGGCACAGCCTTATACCAAGGGCTAGTCGCCCTTGTGGTATGATATTCGTGCAGCGGGTGCAGAAGGTAGAAACACCACTCATCCAAACACCTCATCAAAAGCGCCATGTATGACACGGGCTGCGGCTACCGCAGGATAGCCTTCGACAGACAGTTTACGGGCAAACGCCAGAGACACGGGTATGGTAGATTTCTCCGGGTAAGGGTTGGTGTGCGTCCTGTGGCGGGTTGTGGTTACGCTATACTTCTCCTCGTTCTCATACCAGCGTTCAGTCGTGCGCTCCCATACGAACAAGGGCCAGTGTCTGCCGTAGCTATAGACAGCATAGGTGTCGTCTGTCACCCACTCGCCAAAGATGGTCTTGTTGCCATTCTCGAAGGGTAGTCGTTTGGCTACGTATTTACGCACTTCACGGTTAGTGAGACCACGGGTTGGTTTGTCTGTGTTTTGTGTGTGATCCATTGTATGCTCCTCAAAGATATACACAAGCGCCATCGATGCGTGCATCGGGGAACCAACGACGCAGTTGCGCCTTGGTAAAAGTTAATGATCCCAACGCCTCACCATTGGACAAATAGAAATTCCACTGGGGCATGGGTTTGTATGCTCGCGGTTTGCGAGTAGTCTTTCTGGTAGTTTTCTTACCCATTGTCTGCTCCTTTCACGAATGCGTATAACCATCACGTTCAATGCACAGCCACATCCCTGCCCACGGCAGGACGATAGCGCCATCGCAGCCAAAAGTAGGCTGTATGGTAGCCCTGAACTGGCGATAGGTTAGTCGGGAGTCCGCCAGTGTGGGATCCCACGAACGGCGGTTATATACGCGCAGGATAGCCTTACGCTGCTCTTTGGTCGTCTTGATCATGGTTTATACCCTTCACTTTTCCGGTGTAACATCAAACACATAGGTAGCTACGTCACATGCCAGTCCGCCAAAAGCGGTAGCATCATGGTAACGCCTGAAATCGCCACACTCATCGTCATCCACAGATAGACACCAGCATTTGCCGTATGTCTCCAGCATGTATTCCGTGAAGCGGGTAAATACCCGCTCCTCGTTAGGGTCAAACTCACCCTCATAACCATAGGTAAGGGCACAAGCCCAGTGTCGTGGCAAGACATACTCGGTCGTCTTGATCATATTCCTATCCTTCCTCAATAGCAGACCTGAATAAACATCACTGTGCAGGACCGATAGGGCCTGAACTCTACCAGATCACCGTAGGATATAGTTCTCCCTTGCACACCAGAGAGTCCCATAAGGCGTTTGGCTAGTCGCATGACAGCGCGATCAGACTTACCATCGGGTATATCTACCACCTCTCTCTTCACCCAAGAGTAGTTCGCCTCGCCACCATAGGTGTCGGTATATTCGATCAGAAGGTTAGTCATAGCTGTGGTCTCCGTGTTGATTCGACGCACACCGATCATGCCACGGCTCCGGCGGGAAGTCAAATCGGCGGTTTCGGCGTTGCCGGGCGACAGCCCGACAGCCTTAGTTTTGTGCATAGAACGCACCAAATGTAAAGTTTCGCATGGCGTTAACATTTTATACGCCACGGATATCGTGTAAAGTTAGGTGCATAGAACGCACAAGTATGTTGCGTAAACGCACAAAATGTAAAGTTTCGTCTGTGCATAGAACGCACCAAATGTAAAGTTTCGCATGGCGTTAACATGGGAACTATCCAAAAACTATCTGTAAATGCCACGGGTTTAGGCAAAATATCTAAAAATATTTGACACGTTAAGTGATTGAAATTAAACGAAAAAACCCGGAATTATCCAAAATATCCGTAAATTTTTGGTAGCGGCGCTACTTTACATTTGGTTGATGGTGTTAACATGGGGGTGGGAGAGACGGCTGGGCAGTGCGTTCACGTTTTGTTCCGATGTAAAGTAAGCGCGTGATGAAAAATTTACGGATATTTTAGATAAAATGGATACTCTTATTTATATATATAACTTAACTACAGATAGATATACCCGTGGAATCAATGACTTGTGGAATTTGCCCTGTTGACGCCATTAACAAAATGTAAAGTTACGCCCTTTTATCTGTGTAAAGTTTCGGAGGGTGCCTTTGGATAGTTTAGATAATGCTATAAAAATCAATCACTTACAAAACCGTGTAAAGTTTAATTGTCTACACTAGTTACATTGCCTAGCCAGACCCCAAAACTTTACATCTTTGAGGTCACGACCTATAGGCCCCCGACGTATGGCGAAGCTACAACCCCTTAACATGCGCCCAAGCGCCCGTGGTAGAAACGGACAGGCCAAATGCGGGCAATAAAAAACCCCGCCTTGTGAGCGGGGTTCTTGGTTAGAACAGATCGGAAAGCATCCAGACCATTGGCAACGCGATTGCGAGACACGATGCGAGTGTAAACCAGTCCATGATTTTATTCCTAGATAGAGAGGGAGGGCAGGGCGCGAAAGCGCCCTGCCTGTTTTAGTCGTAGTCTGGGCGTTCAAGCTCAAATTTGAGCGTGGCCATAAGCTCTTTGAGCTTCATATAGACATACGTCTCTGACTTACCATTTTTGGTAATGGTAAGAACCCAGCCATTTACGACGGTCTCGATTGTATACGTCATTTTAGTGCGTCCTAGATAGAGAAAGAGGAAAGGCAGGGCGCTTTCGCGCCCTACTGTTTCACGATGGTTTCACGATAGCTTTAAGGCCGTGCTTTGTTTGAAGCCTGTCCATTAGTCGCCATGCGCGTTTTTCTATAACCTTCACTTCGTGGACCTTGCGATTGCGACGGTCCACAATGACAATAGTGCGATACGTGTTTTTCATAGCTACGGTTCCTTGCGAGAGAAAAAGCAGGGCGCTTTCGCGCCCTGCCCTTGCTTAGCCATCGTTCCTTGTTGAAAACTTAGAACGATTAGCGTCAATAAAGGCTCGGATTTTCTTCACCGATTTATCCGAGAACACGAGGTCCGCTTGCTGAATATAGAACCATTTTTGGTTGGTTTTACCCCAGCCAAGCGAGACAACAAGCGAGCCTTTATCGCTTACCTTGCAAGAAATTTCCGTCTCTCGCGTCTGCGGCTTCTCGGCTTTGAGAGCCGCATTTTCGGCCTGTAACTTTTTGATCATTTCAAAAAGCTGCTCATTAGAGACAGCCGTAGCGTTCGAGGCGTTGAGCTTCGTCATGATAGTCACCTATTCGATTGTCAAAGAACCGGCCCGAAGGCCGCATCGAATCCGCATTGACTCGACTCATTCATTGTGCATAAAACGCACAAAAATGTCAAATCCCTAACAAAATCAATAGGTTATGCGGTTCATGCTTTGTTCTCGATTGCGGCGCGGCGAGGCGCGACGGCGGGGGCCGGGGGGCCACATGGACTGGCGATTTCTAGCCCCCCGCCATGTGTAGTATCCCACTTTCAACAAGACCCAATTTTTACAAATGTTATTCTAATTAACACGTTTACATTTATTTCAGCTAACACCACCCGACCCACTTGCGTTCTATCAACATCCAGTCTACCTTCACCGCATGATTCAGGATCCATACACCAAGTGGTCAGACCGTCTCGCCTTTGACATTGCGCTTCGTCTTGAGGGCAGTGGAGAGGAGGTGGATGAAATACTGGACAGGCACCGCCTGCTGGCCACAGACCTGCTGGCGTTCAACAGGGACCCGATCTTCCTCAAGAAGGTGGAACACTTCCGTGGCGAAATCCGCGAGAAGGGAATCACGTTCAAGATGAAGGCCAAGGCTCAGGCCGAGGAACTGTTGACGACATCATGGGCGCTCATCCACAGTCCGGACGTTAGCGCTGCGGTCAAGGCGGACCTCATCAAGTCCACGGTGAAGTGGGCCGGACTGGAACCCAAGAACGATCCCGTTGAGATGGGCGGGGGAGGGGGCGTACGTATCATGATTAATCTTGGCGGGCAGGACCTAGGCACAGCGAAGTTGATCGATGCAGACCCCATCCCGGCCTCAGCAAACGATGGTCTATAAAATCCGTAGCGTCCAACTGGCGCGTGCATTGGAAAGACTGTTGTCAATCAGAGGCGCGTCGTACCAGACCAAGATCGTCAAGACCCGGCGGCATGGGGTCCAGTACGTAGTGACGGTGTTCAATGGATATTGATCATCTACCGTGGTTTGGATGGTACCCTAATAGCTGTTCAGCGTTTTTACGCGCCTTGACCGCGTCAGTTAATGAATCGAAATATCCTAATCCAATGCTTGCAACCCATTTACCGGTGCGGCTATCTCTGTGGATTCCGAGGTATCCAGATTTATTATTTATGGATACTTTACGATTTCTGGCGTTCTCCGATCTTGACACGCTACGCAGGTTACAGAGCCGATTGTCACAACGAAGACCATTTAGATGGTCTATAAATTCAGGAGATTCACCATATACCATCGTCCAGATTACACGGTGGGCTAACTGCATCTTTCCATTAAGATTACCACATAGGTATCCACGGTTCATCAAAGTCGTCATTGCAGGTTTTCCGGCACAGCGGCGATTCCATGATTTCTGGTACGCTTCGGCGGACACGGCTCCATCGCTAAAGTTGGATATGGGTCGGTGTTTCCACAATAAAATTCCGGTATCCGGATCGTATGAAAGGATGCTATTAAGATATACCTGATCCACGTAGGTCTCCCTATCGAGCATTCATATATTAGAACACATGAACAGGTAAGTCAATGGCCCTCGACATCACTTATACTCCAGCGCCAGTGCAACGTAAATTCATGGAGAGTAATGCCAGAATGCGTATTATTCTCGGCCCGGTTGGAAGCGGTAAAAGCGTAACTTGTTGTTTTGAAGTCATTAGAAGGGCTTCTATGCAGGAACCTAATCAACAGGGTATTCGAAAAACAAGATGTCTTGTAGTCCGTGAAACGGCTCGGCAACTTCAGGATACGACAATCAAAACATGGAATGATTGGTTTCCTCCCGGTATATGCGGAGAATATATGAGGACAACCAAGACTTATTTTCTAAAAGTAGGAGATGTAGAATGCGAAGTGATGTTTCGGGCGTTGGATGATGCCGATGACGTAGCGAACCTCAATTCTCTTGAGGTCACTTTTGCATGGATGAACGAGTGTCGTGACATTCACCCTGACATCGTGGATGCGATGTCCAAACGTATCGGGCGCTTTCCATCCAAGAAAGACGGTGGGCCGACGTGGCATGGGATGTGGGGGGACACCAACCCTCCGACCATGGACACATGGTGGTACTACAATCTGGAACACCTCAGCCCGTTGGATGGAGTAAGTCCCAATGACAACGGATGGGAAGTCTTTAAGCAGCCTAGCGGTCGCAGTCCTTATGCCGAAAACATCGAGAACCTACCCGATGGCTATTATGATACTCAGGGTCGGTCCGAAGAGTATGTTCGAGTCTACATCGACGGAGAATACGGACTATCCAGTGCGGGACTTCCTGTTTACAAATATTTCAGACCAGATTATCATATGGCCACTTCAAGACTCCGGCACATTTCCAACGGAGTACGTCCGATTATTGTGGGAATGGACCTCGGACTCACCCCCGCCGCCGTTATTGGGCAACAGGACCCGCGTGGGCGTGCATTGATTCTGGCTGAGGCTGTCAGCTTCGACATGGGCGTTCAACGGTTCATGAGGCAGGTTCTCAAGCCGCTACTGTTCGAACGCTTTACGGGAGCGCCGGTCCTTGTCGTTACCGATCCTGCTGGCATACAGAGGGCGCAGACCGACGAACGCAGCGCTGTGGACATCATCAAGGCCGAAGGGTTCAGGGTTATGCCCGCCCGGACCAACTCCGTGGCAGCCCGCATCAACGCGGTGGACGACTACCTCATGCGACAGGTGGACGGCGACCCGGCCTTTCTCATGGACCCACGCTGCACACATCTCAAGGCAGCCATGATGGGCGGCTACCGTTACAAGCCCAAGGGCGACGGAGCCATTGACAAGAACGCTCACTCCCACGTGGCCGAGGCTCTGCAGTATCTCATGCTCCATATTCACAGCGCCTCGGGTAGTGAGATCATGGCGCGACGTGACATCAAGGCTGTGTCGGCTGTGGGGTGGACATAAACGATCAGTGGTGCTATCTCAACGACGGGAACCTCCCCATTGCCTCTACTCCCCGGTGGTCTCCACCGGGGCTTTTTCCGTGCTTGCGCAACTGGTTGACATAGGCTAAGGTGCGCCCGACATACTGCTAGAGGTGCTTCATGGCTGACATTTCCCCGGTCCGCTCCATCGTCGACGGCGTTCCGACCGTTCGCTGGGACGATATCACCACCTCGACGGATACGCCGCTCAAGTTTACAGTCACCGAACAGTGGGGGCTTGCAGGCTCAGTCCAGTTCGCCGGTACGTTCGGTGGAGCCACTGCCAAACTACAGATGAGCAACGACGGGACGAACTGGGTTGATATCAAGGACTTGCAGGGTACAGCCA